CATTCGTATTACCGACAGATATCTGGTTGTGGTTGATATCGGTGGCCGACATGCCAAGGCCGACTGGTCTGTAATTGTTGTCATTGACCGACTGCCATTGATGGATGGTGGCCATCCCGAAGTCGTTGCACAATGGTATGGCCACATTGACATGGACTTGCTTGCATGGAAGGCGATGCAGATATCGTCATGGTATGATGATGCATTGCTTGTCATCGAATCGAATACTCTTGAAACTAAAGACAAGGAACGCATTGTGGAAGGAGACCAAAGTGAATTCATCCTGAATCAGGTCAAGTCCGTCTATCCGAATCTGTATGCACGCCAACAGAGCGAAGCGGACATACGTGAAGGTGCTCCAGCCAAGTATGGTTTCCACACCAATGTGTCAACGAAGCCGATGATCATCAGCCACCTTATCAAGATGGTGCGCGAGAAGGGATGGGTTGAACGAGACGAGCAATGTCTTGACGAATTGCTTACCTACGAGTTGAAACCGAATGGGGCATATGGTGCCATCGCTGGCAAGCACGATGACTTGCTGATGACTCGCGCTATCGGATTATGGATAGCGTACAATATCAATGTGATGCCATTACCTCGTCAGGTTACTCTTCATCCCAATAACGATGGACTTAAAGGTGTCGCAAGCCATGTGAAGAATGTGACGGAGGCCGTCATGTAGTGCGTCTCACACGATTGATGATGGACTTGGCTTGCGATGCAGACAGATAGAATCGCGGTGCAGGAGAATTGACCACGATGGATACAAGCAGTTGTAGCGGTGCTTCGGGGTGGGAGATTCGCAATTCCTTGACACGAGCGAAGATCTCATCGTACATATCACGTTTCTCCCCGGTCGTGCAGATGTAACGCCCAGCCATCATTGTACGTATGACTGTTATGGCACGCTCCTCAGACACCCAGAACCGTGAGCACGGCATGGATACGACTTCAGAAAATACCTGATTCATGATGATATGTTTAGTTGTGGCCATCACAACGCGAAACGCATGCAGCAACTCTCTCTCTCGCTCAGCTGCATAGGGAAAAATAGAACCTATGTGTTTCATGTGTAAGGGGAATATGATGTGGTTGCAAAGGTAATCAATATATACTACTCAAGAGGACGGAAATACGATTTTTATTCGGAAGCATGCTTTTATCTTTGCGTAAAATAATGTGACATATATATGGACGAAAAGGACAAGAAAACGGAAGAGGCCGAGCATAAAGCCGATCAGCTTACGCCTGAGTTGCCTCCTGCCAAGGATACGGAAGGAACAGAAGCACCTGCCGGTGCGCCTGCGCCCTCCAAGCGTGATGCCTTGCGTGACAGATTGAGGAAGAAATATCCCGACAAGAACTTTGACGATGACGAAGTGCTCGCTGGGCAGATTGGCGAAGACTACGATGCCACCGAGAAGGAACTTGGCGAATATCGCGAACATGAACGTCAGCTTGGCGAAATGCTTGATGCAGACCCTCGCAGTGCTGCATTCCTTCAGGACTGGAAAAATGGAAAGAATCCAGTCACCTCACTTGTGGATAAGTTTGGTATGGACTTCCTCGAATACATGGATGATCCCGAACACCAAGAGGAACTTGCCCAAGCACAGAAGGAATACCTTGACCGTGTGGCCAACGAGAAGAAACTCGAAGATGAATACCAGAAGAATCTTGAATCTTCGCTGAATGCCATTGACAAGGCTCAGGAAGAGAACGGTTGGGATGACGATTACGTCAACAACGGCTTCAAGAAGGTGTTCGACATCGTCAACGATGCCATCAATGGCAAGATTTCACCCGAGACCATCCGACTCCTCAACGATGGAGACAGTCATGACGATGACGTGGCCAAGGCTGGCGAAGAGGGAGAGGTTCGTGGTCGCAACGCCAAAATTACCAATACGCTCCGCAAGGGCAAAAAGGGCGATGGTACGCCCCACCTTGGCGGTGGTGCAGGTTCCAAGCCTCGCAAGGAAGGTGGCAGCTCCATCTTCGATATTGCGGCTGGAGCACGATAAGAAATTTTTAATCCACAAATAAATAAGACATAAAAGAATTATGGGAGAAGAAGTTAAAACTGTGGCAGACCCCACTATTGTCCCTTCCGAGGGTTCGGCTGGCGTGAAGAGCCAGATTAACGGTCAGGCCGTAACCGTCAGCGCAGGTGCAGAGGCCACTGGCGGAATTAACGCTGGTAACCTTTTTGATTCCGCTCTTGACAAAGACCTGTTCATGTTCAAGAGCGATGATACGCCTCTTATGCAGCTCATGCTCACGGCCAAGGCCGTTCAGGTGGACTCACCCGTAGTCCAGCACTACATGATTGATGAGCCGAAGCATACCATCACCCAGCTTACCGAGATTGAAGCCAACACGGGTGCAGACACCTTCGAACTCAATCTCAGTGCTGCTGACAAACGTATCCCGGCTGCATATGGCACTATCCTCGTCAAGGGTGTTGATGGTTATGCCGCAGACGGCAAGACCAAGATGCCCGGTCAGGCTCTCATGCTTTTCGTGGTGAGCAACAACGACAAGCCTACGGTGATGGCTGTCAACGGTCCCAAGACGGATGCTTCCGATGAATTCTGTACCGTTCCCCAGATTCCTGCCGGTACGGAGATGGTTGTGCTCTCAAACGCATGCTATGAGACCCAGAAGCATGTTGACCCCGACATGGTTGTTCCGCAGCCTCAGACGCTCTATCTTCAGAAGCGCGTGATGAATCAGATCATCTCTGATTACTTCGACCATCAGAAGAAGCGTATCCCGTTCAACAACGCCATCATCGCAGAACAGATGCTCACGAACTTCAAGACTCGCAACAACCGCACACTGTGGGCTGGCCAGCAGGGCAAGTTCACCGTGATGGGTAAGAACGGTACAGGTCAGCAGACCGTCTACTGCACCAAGGGTGTACGTTGGCAGTTCAAGCGCGAGTTGCAGCATGAGGGCAAGTGGACTGTCGAGAAGCTCATTGCTCTTGCCAAGATGTTCTACACGGGCGAAGACGTACCTGCAACTGGTATCATCCTCGCTGGTAAGAACTTCCTGGAGAATATCCAGTGTATCGACTACAGCAAGCACCCCGAGATTCAGATTACCACCAAGGTCAACCCCGTGGGCTGGGAGGTGACGAACTTCCACACCGTATTCGGTGACTTACAGATCAAGCGTGAACCGACTCTTGACAGACTCGGCTGGAGCAATTCCGCAGCCGTTCTTGGCATGGGTCGTCTTGTACACTACAAGTATTCCAATGAACATGAATTCAACGAGGACGTTGAAGGTGAAGAAGCCAAGCGCAAGGGCTTGATCCTTTGGGACGGCCTTGCACTGAAGGGCGCATGCCATATCTGGATTGACGGTGAGGGTGACAGCACAACCGGTGATGGTGTCAGCGCAATGACCATGAAGATGTGGGATAGCGAGGAAGCCCCTGCCAAGGACAAGATGGTGTACTACCTGATGAAGGACTGCCCCGGTATCGGAGCTAACGCCAAGAGCGGAACGATGTGGCAGTGGAACGGCACAAGCTGGGCACCCTACAACGGTGAGGTGATGAGCAAAAGTGCATAATGAATAACTCTAGCGGAGGCGATGTTCGGATTTCGCCTCCGCTAATATAACTCCATAAACATACGCATAATGGCTAAAATTAAAGTGTATGGCGTTATGGGTCTCATCGAATGGAAGCCAGTCATCCACATTGGCCAAGCCACATTCTGTCCTCTTTTCACTGGAGGATCAGTCAGTGGATTCGGTATTACCCCAGCAACATACAAGACATCAAACCCCGCAGAGCAGCATATCATCGAACACAGTTCGCACTTCAAGAGCGGACGAATCACTCTTCGTTACACGCTTGACGCACCGACCCAGCAGGAGGAAGGTGATGAGGTGGAAGAGGTTGCCAATGACAGTGCAGCTCACCAAGACAAGGATTCAGTGGAACTGCCCCCTAACCGCACCAAGAAGACAGAAGACCCTTCCATCAGCGAAGAGAAGGAATTCGGTTCATTGAGTGACGCACGTGCATGGCTGTTTGACACTTACGGCATTGACAAAAGCAGCGTGATCACCAAGGCCGCAGTCGCGAAGGCTGCTCGCGCGAAGGGCGTTAAGGTTACGTTTACCGATTAAGCGAGACAAACATGGCGAACGCAAAGAAACTTCATTCCCTTAAGAACGTTCGAGTTGAAGACTCAATGGAAGAGAACGACATTGACAGCGTGGCCTACGCCAAGGCCCGCAGACCTGCCCGTGCCTATGACATCCTTCTCGAAGCGAAGACTTACTGGGACAACATGGACTTCTACCGAAAGGAGCGCGAACGTTGTAAGAACTACAACTTCGGCAAGCAATGGGATGATATGATTGAGGTTGATGGCGTGCGCATGTCTGAAGAGAAGTACATTCACAGTATGGGCAATGTAGCCCTCAAGAACAACCTCATCAGACGCTTGGTTCGTAACGTGATTGGCGTTTACCGCTCGCAGGACAAAGAACCTACATGTATTGCGCGCGACCGGGATGAACAGAAGGAGGCCGAAACGCTCAGCACCATCCTGCAATACAATATGCAGACCAACCGCATGAGTGAGATGTATGCTCGCACCATGGAGGAATTTCTCATCGGTGCTTTCATTGTCCACAAGAAGTGGTGGGGATGGAAGGATGGCCGTCAGGACTGCTGGACGGATAACGTCAGTCCGAGAAGGTTCTTCATTGACACCAATGCCCGTGACATGAGAGGATGGGATGTGACGTGTGTGGGTGAGATTCACGATGTGACGTTTGGTGAACTCGCTTCAAATTTCGCCACAAATCCGCAGGAATATGAGCAACTTTCACAGATATACCATGCGGCTCATCAGATGAAGCCCAATGGCGTGATGTTCCGTAACACGTTCGGCATGCCCAACACCAATAGCTTTGATTTTCTCTTCAGCGAAGATGAGTCGCTGTGCAGGGTCATCGAAGTGTGGCGTAAGGAAACCAAGCCCCGTTACCGCTGTCACGACTGGAACACTGGTCAGATGTTCCGAATTGACGTGGAGGATTACGCGGAAGTCGTGGAGGCGGAGAACAAGCGTAGGCTTGAGATGGGACAGAGTGTAGGAATGGATGAGGATGACATTCCTCTCATTGAGGCAGAGTGGTACGTTGACAACTACTGGTATTTCTATTATCTCAGCCCATTCGGTGATGTGCTTGGTGAGGGAGAGACACCTTACGCCCATGGCAGTCACCCTTACGTGTTCAAGGCTTATCCATTCATTGATGGCGAGATACATTCCTTCGTCTCTGATGTGATAGACCAACAGCGTTACACCAACCGACTCATCACCCTTTACGACTGGGTGATACGTGCAAGTGCCAAGGGTGTGCTTCTTGTGCCTGATGACTGTATCCCCGATGACGTTAGCCCAGAACAGTTTGCGGATTCGTGGACACGTGTGAATGGTGTCGTGTTGTATAAGGCCAAGCCGGGCGTTCCTGCACCTACTCAGGTTGCCCAGAATTCGACCAATGTCGGTATTGGTGATCTTCTTAATGTGCAGCTGAAGTTCTTTGAAGACATTAGCGGTGTGCATGGCGCGCTCCAAGGCCGCAAGGGCGTAAGCGGTGAGAGTGGCGCTCTCTACGCCCAACAGACGCAGAACGCGACGACCTCCTTGCTAGACATTCTTGATTCGTTCTCGCAGTTCGAGATTGATGCTGCCTATAAGGACATCAAGAATATCCAGCAGTTCTACGATGCCAAGCGTGTTACCAATATCGCTGGAGACGATTCCCGGACGTTCAGTGCGGACCCTGAGAAGGTTCTACAGATTGAATGCGACATCAGCATTACGGAAAGTTCCACTTCACCAGCTTATAGGGACAATGCCAATCAGATGCTTCTCCAGTTCTGGCAGGCCAATCAGATTACGCTCAAGCAATTGCTTGAAGTCGGCAAATTCCCCTTCGGAGACGAGTTGCTTCAGAATATTGAAAGTCAGGAGCAACAGATGGCCAATGGTGAGCAGGTGCAAGGTATTGACCCGTCTGTGATGCAGCAAGTAGCCCAAGAGGGCAATCCGAGCACAGCAGACAGAATCTACGACCTTATCAGAAGCGGTGATAGCGGCAATGTTCAACAACCTAATCAGATGGCACAATGAAGGCTTACAATATAATGGATATCAAGCGGAGGGTTCGCTCCATCATTGACCAGAATATGGAAGATGGTCAGCTGAGTGCCAATATGGATGTTGACACACTTGAACTTGACGATGTGATTCAGGAGAACATTGTTCCCGGTATACGCATGGTTGAGATTGGAGCCGCATTCATGCTGCTTGGCAATGGCAAGGATTTCAGTGAGGGGTTGGTTGGCAAGCCTGATCCTCTCGTTAATGACTGCATGGTGTTCCCCATGCCGAAGGATTATCTGAGGTTGGTCTACTTCTGTATGTCTTCATGGAGGGTTGGCGTGAGCCGAACCATCAGTGTGCAAGACCCACGTTACGCCATGCAGAGAGGAACGGTTGGAATGGCCAGAGGTTGTGCAGAACGACCTGTTGTTGCAGAGGCATACAGCAAGGAAGGACTTACTCTTGAGGCGTATGGCTGCAACAGTGATGACACTGTGCTCGTTGCGCAGTATATTCCTGAGCCAGCTATCAATGAGTCTGACCAAGTTGTATTTCCACACCGACTGGAAGAGGCTTCGCTCTATGCCATTGCAGCTCTTACTTGCACCTCATTCGGTGATGTTGGCCGTGCGCAGATATTCATGGCTACGGCTCGCCAATTAGGCAGTATTCACATAGACAGTTCAGAACAAGTGGAACAGAATAATACAAGCGATCAATGAAGAAAGAATGGAACGACATAGAAGGCTACAAGGTACGTATAGACGTAGGCAGTAGTCTCTCAGAAGCCATGTCGAGTAGCATGGATGCGGCTGTCATCTGTTTCACCACGGATGGACATATCGTGCTCAATGGTATCTCTTACATTGTCAGTACGACTGAGTTTGAATCTCTGAAGACTGACGTTGAATCATGGGGACAGATTATCAGCGACAATCAGCAGTCCATCCGCACACTTAGGGATGATGTTGATACGCTGAAGACCCAGATGGAGGATGCTATCAACTGCATTGGCGAATTGCAGGAAAACGACAAGAAGCACGACAAGCGACTTGATGAGTTGGATGTCATTGTGGATGACCTTAGTCAGCGTGTGGTTGATCTTGAGACGTTCAGGGAAACTGCAACTAACGATATTGACTTCCTCAAGAGACAAGATACAGCTCACTCGACCATTGAGAATGCGCATGCCGCGAGGATTGAATCCCTTGAGACTTCCTATCAATCTATCCCATCAATCTACGCCACTAAGGAAAATCTATCCACAGTGGGCAAGATGGCGAACGAGGCACAGAAGAGTAGCCAGACCAACTCGCAATTTATATTCGATCACGAGGAGAGAATTTCAGCCTTGGAGAAGGGAGGTGGTGGAGGCTCTTCTGATTCAGACCTGAAAGCTCGCGTAGCGGAGCTTGAGGCTCAGATGGATGCAATCAAGAAACTTCTTACGATGGCATAATGACTATCTAAAATAAGAATGTAGCTACATTTTACAAATAACAAACAAAAACAATTAATCAAATGGCAAATCTTAAAGACATTGCTGCGGGAACTATGATTGGCTTCAGTGCCAATAAGACCGAAGATCAGGCCAAAGCAGATACTTCTACCAATCGTGTGGATATCTGTAAGACTAAGCAGCTCTACCTCAACGGTGAGAGAGTCGGCCTTAGTGACGCGGAAGCTGGATACCTCACCAAGAAGGTTCAGGAAGAGTATAACGCACGCATGAGTGTGAGCGTTTCTCTCAGTAAGAACGTACTTGAGAAGGGTGCGCAGAACAGCGTGACGGTTACTGTCTATGTGAAGTGGGATGGTTCTAATGTAGATCCTGGTAAGAGCAATATCAACTGCAAAGTCGGTGGAGTTGCGATTGAACTCACCAAGAGTAGCACTGGTAACTACTACACTGGATCAACCACGCAAACCAACTCTTTCTCTGTCAGCGTATCGGCCACCTATAATGGTATCACCAAGACGGCATCTGCATCTGCAAATGCATACTACAAGTTCTACGTTGGTCAGTCCACGGCAAGCAGCATCACATCTCTTCCTTCAAGCGGCTTCACGGCCAAGGGTCCCCAGTCAAGTGCTGCAGGAACCTATCCGTTCACGTTCGCCAATGGCGAATATGCCTACTTCCTTCTTCCTGACGGTGTGTCCAAAGGCAAGTTCGCTTCAGCTGGTGCTGACGGCCTCTATCACGCGGTGGAAGGTGTTTCGGACGTTCCGTTCATCAAGCAGTCGACTCCGGCCTCAATCAATGGTGTGTCCTATGATGTGTTCCGTCTCGCCAACGCGCAGGCTGCAAGTTCGCATTCAATCACCATCTAAAATGCGTAGTCGACAATGGCAACTATTTATAGCAAATTTGTTGGTGTCGTAACCGCAGATGGATTTGCGTCTATAGGGAAGGCTGAGAAGGGTGATGTTTACCAAGTCTCAGAATCCTTCTCTATTGGTGGCCAGAAGTATGATTCAGGTTTCCACGTTGTCTGCGAAAAATCCTTTTCCTCGAAGATTACTCCTGATGAGTCGCATTGGAAGGCATTCGATAGAGTAGAGGTTGAGCTTTACAGAGTTGGTGGTAAGTCTTACAACACGGCATGTTTCCCATTCCCGACCTATAAGGTTAGCGGAGCGAAGGGGTACATATTCACTGGAGGTACTTATCATGAAGCCCAACAGGTATCAAAAGACGCATTTGCGGCAAACGAGGGTATCTTTCTTGAGAGCGAAGAAGGGAATAGCAGTGCGACCTTTCTTGTCGGAGGCGATGGCGTGAATACCTCTCCGTCTTGGTGGAAGGGTAACACAGAGAGTATCAGTGTTTTGCCGCAAGGCTCTATTCTTATTCTTGGCCCATCAACTACTTCCAATGACGTTGGATTCTTTATACCAGCGGATCGTGTAACGACATTATACCCAAATCATGCATATATTGTAACAAACAAAAATATGGCAGATAAAACTTATATTCAATTTACTGGCCGTCTGAAGGCCACAAGCCAAGAGGGTATCTTGGCCGAGGCTCAGCAGATTGCCATCTCAGGAAGCGATAACACTAATGTCAAGCAGTACATTGACAACAAGATCTCTTCCGTCAACAACAACATCAGTTCTGTAGCAGGAAGCGTGTATCGCCCGAAGGGTAGCATAACCTTCGCAGGACTTAGGGCGTTGACTTCGGCTACGGCAGGTGACGTGTACAATGTGACTGACGCATTCACGCTTGGTTCCAAGAGTTATCCTGCAGGTTCTAACGTTGCGTGCCTTAAGTCATTCTCTTCCGCTGTCACTCCCGATGAGACCTACTGGGACGTTCTCGCAGGATTCGTAGACCTTTCTCCGTATGCCAAGACTTCCGAGGTGAACACCATCAAGGGCAACCTTGAAAAGTCCATCTCCGACAATGTGTCAACGCTCACCTCGAAGGTCGGCACGGCTCAGACTACGGCCAATGAAGCAAGTTCAGCTGCTTCCACCAATGCAGGTGAAATCACCAAGATCAAGACTCGTGTTTCCTCTTTGGAGGGTGTTGGCGCTCAGGCTAACGTCATCGAATCCGTGAAGGTCAATGGCTCGGCTCTTCCTATCTCTGACAAGAGTGTGAATGTTGACCTCAGTGCTTATGCACAGACAACGGAACTCGACAGTAGAATCAACTTGAAGAGTGAATCTGGTGACAATAAAAGCGTGTCAATCTTTGGTGGCGCGGTTAGGTTGTTTATTGGAACGGATGTCAACAAAGAACATATCTATATTGGTAACAATGTCTTTATTGGTGAGGGTGTTGATATCCAGCAAGCAGCTGGTTCTCACCTTAAAATCGGTACTGGTCCAAACTCTAAAGAGATTGCCAACGTTGAAGACCTCAACAGCTACGTACAGAAGGAGTCAGGCAAGGGCTTGTCATCTAACGACTATACGAGTGCTGAGAAGACCAAGCTTGCAGGTATCGCCTCTTCGGCTCAGGTGAACGTCATCGAGAGTGTCAAGGTCAATGGTTCTGCATTGGCCGTTGCTAACAAGGCCGTGAACATTGACCTCTCTTCTTACGCCAAGGGTTCGGATGTCAACAGCCTGAAGACAAAGACCAAGAAGTTTGTTGTTCTTCCGTTTACGTTCGGTATTGAAATCGGAACTCCTACGTTTGAACAAAATTCGATTACTGTCAATGGTGAGACCACGGTCTACTACAGCAAGGCTGGCAAGACTTTCTACGTGGTGTCTAACATGAAGAATTACTCTAGTTGGGCTAATGCTGCTGGTCACCCGGGTAAAGTGGAGTATAACGATGAGAATATTCTCTTCCTTGAGACCTCCACGAAAGGGTTGTACATGAAGACCGCAGATGGTCTTGTGCTCTGCAATCAGAGTCTTGTCAGTGGTTATGCGACCACTTCTGCCCTGAAGGCCGCTGAGAATCGTATCACCGCACTTGAGAACCTTCTCAAGCTTGCATAACCAATTGCAGCACCCTGCATCCCCTTGTGGGGTGCTGCCCTTTTAAAATAAACAATAAACTACACATGAGAAAGACAAGGTGCTCCATCGTCATTACAGCATACAATGTTGACCGCTACATCAAGCAGTGCGTAGACAGCGCGCTGAATCAGACAGAACCTTGCGAGGTTATCGTTGTGGCCGACGATCCTACTGACAATACAAAGGATATTCTTGCTTCGTATGGCAAGAAGATCAAGTTGGTGAATCACTTATG